GAAGACGAACGCTCAAGCTACGATCTATAACAAATCAATTGACCTAGCCACCCGTTCCGAGGTTTACCAGCGGACCGTGATTGCAGAGGTCTACTGGGAGAACCGCCGGGCGGTGAATCAGCTTGCCAGTGGCGGTAATAAGGCTGCGGACAAGGTTCTGGTGTTGATCCCAATGGCTTTGGATGAAGAATACTTGTCTCCCTCTGCTTGGCAGGCTCTGGCCGAAAAGACCGGGAAGTGGACCTTGCAGACCGAAGACTTCATTGTGAAAGGGATGGTCCCCGAAGAAATTACCGGCGAGTTTACCGTGAGCGATCTCAAGCGGAAATATGATGATGTGCTGGAAATCAAATCAGTGGACCGGATGGATGTCGGGAGTGAGCGTATTAACCATTGGCAGGTAGGTGCTGCATGAGCGGACCGGTGATTGAAACTCCCAGGGGTAAGGTCTTTCTAACAAGGAGTGGCACCAAGGCGAAGCTGGAGTGGAATACCAATTTCCAGCCCAAGTACCAGGAGAGGTTTACTCGAGCACAGAAATTTGTTGACAATGAAGTTCTACGGCGATCTGAGCCATATATTCCCTTGTTGACAGGTATGCTGATCAAATCCGGGATACTAGGAACAGTGCCTGGAAGGGGGGTGGTCTCTTGGATCGCTGTTTATGCCCGGAAGAACTATTACTCAGCCAGAAAACCCGGATCTCAAACGGGACCCCTCAGGGGACCTCACTGGTTTGAACGGATGAAACAGGTAGACGGACGGGATATTGTGACAGGCGCTCGCCGGATCGCAGGAGGACGAAGATGAGCATGATCGAGAGTGTGAAATCCTATCTAACGGGATTTGCCGGCCTGCAGGAAGGCGCACCGTTTTGGGTGGATTACATCGGGAGCGAACCACCCGGTTATGCCATCATCCCGCTGCCCGGTCAGAAGGTGGTTGAGAAGTACCTCGATGGGGGCAGTTTACGTGAATTTCCTTTTGTTTTTCAGAGCATGGAACTCACGGCTGATGAAGCTGAACGCCTTGAAAATAATGGCTTTTACGAGGCATTGACCGATTGGTTCGAAGAGCAAAGTTCCCAAGAAAATTTTCCGGAATTGAGTGATGGGAAGACGCCGCGAAGGATTGAGGCCCTTGGCTGGGCTTTTGTGTATGAAACCAGCGAGTCGGAGACCGCTGTTTATCGCATTCAATGCAAATTAACCTATGAGCAAGACCCTTTTTCCTGAAAGGAGTAGGCAATGAATTCTGTATTACGTGAAAAGATCGCTCATTTTCTGAATACGACCCCGGCTACTGCCGCGACTTATAGCATCATCGGTCCTGGAGTGACATCGCTTGATGTCAATATGAATCCCAAGACCATTGAAGAACAGTATGTCCATGAATCGGTGGGCACTACTGAGGTAGTAGGCTATCAGCCCAATGCGCCTGTTGAAGCGAGCGCCAAGTTCGGCGATCCGGTTTTTGACTTTGTGGACGGCCTGCGCACCAATCAGGCAGTGGGTGAGGACGCCAAGACAGACCTCGTTGAGGTTTTTCTCTACAAGGCTGAGGTTGAGGGAGAATGGCCCGCACTGCAATGGCCGGTTTCGATCCAGATTGATAATGGGCCGGGTGGTGAGGCCGGCGGTATGGCGAAGTTGAAATACACCATCAACTACAACGGCTCGCCCACGCATGGCATGTTCAACCCCGCTACTAAGACCTTCACACCGGACGCGTAAGTCCGGGTGAGTTTGGAGCCTTATGGAAAGTCTACGAATTGATGGATTTATCCAACTGGCAATCAATGATGATCCGGAGCGAGTTATTTCTTTCGCTCCGGATGACATAATGTTTGCCGAACGGTTTTATCGCTTGCTGGATGCTCTTCGGGAGAAAGAAACCGAATATCGAAAACGGGCTGGTGAGTTGAGTGAGAACAAAGCCGTAGATGATTATGGCATCCCTGAAATGGCGCCAGCAGGTATAGACCTCCTGCGGGATGTTTGCGACTTCATGCGGGATGAGATCGATAAGCTGTTTGGAGAAGGAACGAGTGACAAGGCGTTTGGAGAGATTCGGTCTTTAGATATGATCGAACAGTTCTTCAAGGGAATCACTCCTTATATCCAGAACGCTCGGCAGAGTAAAACCCAGAGGTATGTCAGCCCGGTAATTGAAAAACGCCGACAGATCGAGCAGCAAAAAAAGCAAATTTAAGCACTTCGGATTTTTATGACAAACGTATTGATTGATCAGTTACCGACATCGGTAAGGATCGAAGACCAGGAATTCATGTTGGATACGGATTTCAGGACTTGCCTACGGGTCATTTTGGCATTTGAGGACCCGGATCTGGCCGGTGTTGAAAAGCAGTTGGTCTTGTTGGAGAACCTTTATCCAGAGGTGCCTGATCAATTAGAAGAGGCAGTAGAGGTTGGCCTATGGTTTTTGGATGGTGGTGAAGAGAGTCGGAACAGCGAAGAGCAAAAGCCCTTTGATGATGAGAAACTTTACAGTTTCAATAAAGATGCTTCATTCATTTATTCTGCATTCAGGAAATCGCATGGTATTGATCTGGAAACCGTGGAATACCTGCACTGGTGGAAATTCTTATATCTATTCATGGACCTTGGTGAAGAGACTTTTTTTATTCGTTTGATCAGTCTTCGGAAGAGGATGGCGGATGGATCAGCAACCAAGGAGGAGCGGAAAGCCGCTGAAAAAATGGAGGAACTGCTCTCGGTTCCCCAAAATCGATCAATGAATCTTGAAGAAATGGAAGCAGTCAACCGGTTCATGGAATTACTTGAGAGGGGTAGCCATGAAACAAAAAGTTGACCTAGCCATTTTGAATGAGCTGATGAATTCACCTGAGGTTCGTAAAGAGGCCGAGGGTATGAGCCGAAAAGAGCGAGTGTATTTTAAACGGTTGCTGGTATCCACTGGGATTTATGAGCAGTATGTGAGGGAGCGTAATGGCCGCAGGTTATGATGGCAGCATTCGCATCGATACCCGCATTGACGAGCGCGGGTTCAACACAGGGATCAAGTCTCTGACTCGAACCCTGCGTAATTTCGCGGGTGTAGTGGGCGTGGCTTTCGGGATCGGCGCTATCATAAAATTCGGTGTGACGGCTGTATCGCAGGCTTCAGCCTTGGCTTCGGCTTTGACCGGTTTGCAATCCGTGGTTCAGGGGCAGGGAAAAAGTTTCTCCGCCGCTAAGAGTTTTATTGATGACTACATTTCAGACGGGCTTGTACCGGCTACAAATGCGATCACGGCTTATAAAAACCTGGCGCTGCGGGGCTATGACACCTCACAGATTCAGGAGACCATGACGATCCTGAAGGATACGGCTGCTTTTGGTCGGCAGGCCAGTCTTTCGATGGGGGATGCGGTCCAGTCTGCAACCGAAGGTTTGAAAAATGAAAATTCAATCCTGGTGGATAACGCTGGCGTGACCAAGAATGTGGCCAAGATGTGGCAGGATTATGCCCGGTCCCACGGCTTATCGGTGGCCAGCCTGACCCAGGAACAAAGGATTGAAGCGGAATTGATCGGACTGCGGCAGGAGAGTATTTTTCAGACCGGTGATGCGGCGAAGATGACGGACACCTATGCCGGTAAGGTGGCCGGATTGAGCAATGCTTTTTACAAGCTCAAGGTTGGTGTCGGGAATGTGTTAATTCCGATTCTGCAAAAGATTATCCCGGTAATCACCACCATTGTAAATTGGTTGACTGCACTTGCAAACCGGGCGGCTCAGGTGATACAAATTTTGCTTGGAGTGAAGGTCAGCGCCGCTGATATGAGCGCCTATGCGGATGGGGTCAATTCCGCTGCCGATGCACAGGACAACCTGGCAGGCGCTACAGAGAAATCCGGGAAAGCCGCTAAAGGCGCCCTGGCTCCCTTTGATGAGTTGAATGTCCTTCAGCAGGATACTGGTAGCGGGGATGCCGGCGGTGTCAGCGTTGGGGATCTGGGTGGTTTGGCGATGGAAGAAGAGGGGAGCCTGCTAGACGAGCGGTTGGACGGCTTGACGGAGAGGATTGAAGGATTCAAGGTCAGGTTGGCCACATTGTTCAAGCCTTCTGAGGGACCCTTTGAAAGAGTGAAGGGGCAGGTTAGTGAACTGGGCGGAAAAATTTGGAATGGGCTGGAATGGGCTTGGAATAACATTCTGGTCCCGATCGGTGAATGGGCAATCGGAGATGCTTTGCCAGTGTTCTTGGATTTGTTTTCGGAGGGCTTGGAGGTCCTAAATGGTGTCCTTGATGCCCTAAAGCCGCTCGGGATTTGGTTGTGGGAGGAGTTTCTGCAACCGCTTGGGGGATGGGCGGCTGAGGGAATATTGGCCGATCTGGGTGGTCTTGAGAATAGTTTGAATGCAATTTCAAATTGGATAAGCGCTAACCAAGGAGCGGTTGAAACCATCGCAATCATCATTGGATCGCTGGCGGCTGCCTGGTGGCTCGTGAATACGGCTGTGACGGCTTGGAATGTGATCAGCGCTCTGGCGGCCACTGTTACGACTGCCTTTGGTGTGGCAATAGCATTCTTAACCTCGCCCATAGGCCTTGTTATCCTTGCGATCGCAGCCATTATCGCCATCATTGTGCTACTGGTCAAAAACTGGGACTGGGTAAAGGAAAAGGCATCTGAAGTTTGGAGTTGGATCGTGGGCGTTTGGAACGGGGCTGGTGATTGGTTCAAATCAAAAGTGACCGAACCTATTAAAAACGCCTTCAAAACCGCCTTGGATTGGATCGGAGAAAAGTGGGAGACCGTCTTTACCGGTGTCAAGGATTTTGTGAAAGGCGTGATCAACTCAATCATTGATTTCATTAATGGGATGATCTCCGCAGTGATCAAGGGGATCAATGCTATCATTGCCGGAATTAACGCAATAAGCATTTCAATCCCGAATCTCAAGATATTTGGTGAGTGGGCTGGGACTTCGTTTGGGTTTAATATTCCAAGTGTTTCCGCACCGAGGATTCCGAGATTGGCGTCAGGAGCGGCAATTCCTCCGAATAGCGCCTTTGCAGCGATTCTGGGTGATCAGCGTTCAGGATACAACCTGGAAGGTCCCGAGGGCCGGTTCCGTGAGATTGTTCGAGAAGAACTGGCAAGTCTAGGTGGCGAGAAGGAGATCACTATCAGGTTTGGTGGAACGATGGGTGCCCTCATCCGCACTTTGAAACCTTATATGGATCAAGAAGATAACCGTATTGGCCGGAGCATGGTAACCGGGGGTGTTTCATGACCGAGACCGTTGTTATTGATGGTGTGGTTTACCACGTGCCTGTGATCAGTATGAAGCGGAAGGCTGAGTTTTTGGATAAATACGCACAGCGAAACGCTGAAGGTGAACTGCGCCGCGAGCTGATCGGTGTCTTCTTCAATTATCAGATCCAATTCGGACGGAGTTCAGTTAATGAATATCATCGGCTTTGGGAAAAATTAACCGAGCCGGAGGAGTTCCATATTGTCAAAGTGCCGGATGAAGATGGCTTCTTTACGTTCAAGGCCTATTTCTCCAATGTTGGGGATGAATTCGCATTCATAAAGGATGATGGAACAACCCGAATAATGACAAATCTGACGGTTAACTTCATTGCCCAGAAACCGGCGAGGTCCTGAAGTTATGAGTACATATCCAAAGGTCGTTTTTGGAGAAGTTGAATTTTCTCAAGGAGATATTCAAACGGCGTCCCTCATTGAGGAATTCTCACCACTATCTGTCACTATTCCCGCATGCCGCTTAGATTTACAGATTTACACTGAAGATGTGGATTTTTCGATTGTCAATCCTTCTGGAAAATTTGAAAGGCTTCTTGATCGAAGTCCAGTTGTAGTTTATGAGGTCGTTGATGGCCAACAGGTTTTTATTGGACAGTATTTTCTTGATGAATGGGATAACTCAAGCGATAAGATCATCAACCTTTCCTTCACGGATTTGATAGGCTTGCTGGACGGTGAGACCTACAAAGGTGGTATTTGGCTATCCCCAATCTCTGTAGGAGACTTGTTGGCTGAAGTTTTTTCGAACACGGGTACACAATTTGAGATTGATCCGGACCTATCCATTCAGACCCTTACGGGTTGGTTGCCGATCTGCAGCTATCGGGAGGCGCTTCAACAAATAGCCTTCGCCTCTGGTGCTTATGTGTTGACCGCCAGGCAAAGCGGGTTCCTGAAACTTGGGAAACTAGAGCCGTCCGTTTCCGTCACAAAGGGGATTAGGTGCGGTGTTTCAAGAGTAGGCCAAACCAGGGTCCGCCAGATCGGTTTTCGCCAGACACAGTGGTTTGTTTTTACTTCTTCCAACGCAGTGACCCGCGGGATCAGGTCCGGGGTTCCTCAAGCTGGGCAGTCTAGGATCAGACAGAAGAGCTGGCGCTCTTCACAATGGGATAAGTTGGACCCTGTTTTAACCATTTCTAAATCAGAACAGGGTGAAAGCCGGTCACTCGGCTTGAAGCCTCAAATTACAGGTGTTGAAGTGACGTTCCACGATATTGTGGCTGGTCAGGGGCAGTTGAACCTCTACGATGGCGTGCTCTCGGTGGGGTTGCATGAAGTTTCGTTCAATCAACCCATGCATGATTTAGCTGTGAGTGGGGCGAATATCGTTGAAAGCGGCGCCAATTTCGCAATTCTTGATGTGGAAATTGCTGGACCGGTTTCGCTGACAGGGTTGGTGTTTGAGGATACTAAATCGGTTCATGGTATTTATGAAAATACCCCGCAGGGAGTGAAGGAGAATGTGTTGAAAGTGACTGACGCGACCTTGGTTAACTCAACAAATGGCGAGACTTTGACGCAGAAGTTGTTTGATTATTACCAGCAGCGATACATTCAAAAGATGATGTTATTCGTGCCGAAGGTTCAACCTGGATGGTCGGTTATTGTGGACACGCTCTATAACCGTCAGGTAAAAGGTGTGGTGGAGAAAATGGATATTGATCTGGCCGGGGGCTTCCTGGCTGATGTAGAAGTAGTTGGTATTGTTGATTAACCCTCAATTTCCTGATTGAGTGCTTTGCTGGGCGGCGTGATCCCACGGGTTTAGCCTTTGGACAGGTTCTGCTCCAGCTTGAAAGGAGAATTATGCCATACGATAAAACAGATTGGGTGGATGAGGTCTTATCCGGACCCGAGCGATTTAATATTAAGGACAACGCCGGAACGGAAATCTACGGAAACGTCCAGATCGAATTGAATACCCCCGTAACAACCCAGGGCACAAGTGTCGATGCGGACCACCTCAATAATTTGGAGGATGGGATAGAAGCGGCCAATACCGGGGCTGCTCGATCAGTCAAAGGCGTTACCGGCGAAGCTGGAACTGTGGTGGACATTGAAGCGGCCAATGATGGCGAAGTGTTGGTCAGGAACGGTGACACTTTGGAGTTTGGCAAGGTCAAGAATGCCGGTCTGGTCGATCCTTACGAGCCAATTCACCTGATTATCTTCTATGGTGACGAGGATGTAGAGTCTGGAGAGGGTAAGCTCTTTTTCACTGTGGACCCCTATTTGGACGGAGCTGAAATAGTGGATTACGACATTGCCGTAATCACGCCAAGTACCAATGGCTTGCCCACCGTGAATACTTACAACATTACGGATAGCGTGAATATTCTCTCCACACCGGCTTCGGTTGATGTGGGAGAGAGGACTTCGATGACGGCTGCAACCCAGCCTGTGATCGCCAATCCTGTTCTTTCTTCTGGGGATCTGCTGCGATTTGATGTGACTCTGGCAGGAACCGGCGCTAAAGGGCTGGAAGTTATGCTAAAGGTGGCGAAACCATGATCGTTGTTCAGAAACGAAAATCTCAAAGCGGATATCTGGTCCCATCCGGTGGAGAAATTCTTTGGTATGGTATTGCCGCAGAAATACCCATTGATTGGGAGGTTGTGACCTACGCTTATGACTGCTTTGTGATGGGTGCAGATGTCGGCGGCGCAACGGATACCGTCGCCGGGGCAAATTCCCATAATCACAATAACCCGGATGAAACGAACACCGTAGAAGATCATGAACACCCGATCACCGGTTCAGTAGGAAATGCGACTGGCTCGACCGGCTTTTATGCCACAGCGAATGGCGATTCCGCACCGGCTGGGCACGACCATCCGAACCGAAACGGCACATCCGGGTCTGGTGGAGGCCATGCTCATCCCCTGAATTCCACGAAAGCTACAACTGTCTTTCCCCCTTACCATCGGCTTTATTGGATCAGAGCCTTGAAAGCGACAGCTTTCCCCATCGGCGGCATCATGATGTGGGATGATGTGATCGCGAACCTACCTGGTGGATTCTATATTTGTGATGGGCAGGATCATAACAGCCTGACTACTCCAGATTTGCGAGACGAATTCATCTATGGAGCTGCGTCGGATGCCGATGTCGGGCTTACCGGTGGTTCGGAAACCCATGTTCACGAAAATGAGGACGTGGAGGCAGCCGGAGGTCACGCCCACGGAATGTCGATCAATGTGGGTGGCGCTCCCTCCTCGAATAACGCCTCTGGTTATGAAGGGACGACTGTAGCCGCAGGCGGGCATGGGCACAACCTGACAGCTACCAGCAATGCTGACGAGGATCATACTCACGAACTTGGTGACACAGAACCTGCATCATCACTGCCGCCTTTCTTAATGCTGTTTTTTGCTATGAGGACGGAATAATATGGCCCTTACAGATTTACCGATTGGCTCCATTGTTTCCTGGAAAAATATCGCCATTCCCAGCGGGTGGGCGGTATGTGACGGACAGAACGGCACGCCTGACTTGCGGGACAGGATTCCACGGGGTGCATCCGTTGATGGCGATCTGCGGGGGACTGGCGGTGCATCAACGCACTTTCACGGCAATCCAAACACAGCCATTCGACCAGCGCACGATCACGGGGGTTCAAAAGGGGCTTCTGTGAGCGGCGGTGGAACGGTTTGGGTGACGACTGGCAGCGGAGTAACGGCAGCATCCTCTGGCCATAATCACAATGGCAATATTAGTATTTCCCCAGCAGATGAGCACGACCATGAGGTGGGGGATACTCAAGAGGCAAGTTCATTACCCCGACATATTAAGCGAGTTTTTATTAGGAGGATGGAATGACCGATCAGTTCAATTGGGATTCCGGCCAGAAGGATGGCGGCGCCTCAGATCATGGTGCTTTGACCGGTTTGGGAGATGATGATCACGCCCAATACCTCAACGAGGATCGTCATGACTCGACTGAAAGGCATTCAATCCCGGACGTTGTTCCCCACGATCCTCAAAAGGCGGATGTTGCAGATATAGTCCACAACACAGGCGATGAGACAGTATCGGGTGTAAAAACGTTTACCAGTATTCCACTTTTGCCTTCAGTTGATCCTTCTTTGGGAAACCAAGCTGTAAATAAGGATTTTGTGGATAAAATGGTTGAGGTTAAAGCTGCTACAGTTTACCTATCTGCTGACCAGGAAATTGCAAATAATTCTTACGCTTATATCTCGTGGAATAAAGTGGCATTCGATAATGCATCATTTTGGTCTCCGAGCTTACCAACTCGTTTCACCATCCCTGAAGATGGATTGTATGATATTAAGGTCAATATTTTTTGGAGGTCAAATTCAGTTGGGAAACGTGAACATAGACTTTATTATTATCGAAGCAGTGAGACGGCTCTTGCTCTCGATAATAAGAGTGCTATTGCTTCCAGTTGGGATGGGTCCAGCATGTCTGTTCAATGGCCACTCTTGACGGGAGACGAGGTGTATGTTAAAGTGCTTCAAGATTCTGGCAGTCCTTTAGATTTATATGCTTGGGCA